TTTAAAAATTTTTTAATCATTTTGTAGGAAAGAGTTGTTTTTCAAGAATGTCAACAGCACGATCATCTAAAGTATTAGATGTTTGTTTGCAAATTGACCTCAACAAATCAACTACTAAACGTTTAACCGCAGTCGTTGTAAAAAACCTCAAAAGTATAGGTTTTATGATTTTTAACATAATGTTAAATTTGTGTTACTTTCCAAACATAACAACAAATGCTACATTTGGCACATGGCTATTTGCAAAGCAGTGGTCAAATGCTTATGGATTCCCACGAATAGCCTTTTTTAATTATGGAAGATCAAGAACCAAGCAGAGTTGAAACCATAGTAAAAGTCTGCGTACTTTTGTGGTCGGCAACACTTTTATCCCTTTCATACTATGAACCACCAGATGGCAAAAAGATCGTAGATTTTGATCCGACATTTATTGCTTCAATTTTTTCAGCATCGACTGCATCACTAGGATTTCAGATAAAAAAGAAAAAAGATACTATAGTTGATAATAAAAACAACAAAGTTGGAATCAAATGAAAAAACTTTTCTCACTTTTATTTCTTATTCCGTCAGCAGCTTTTGCTGATATAAAACAAGAATTTGTTACGTCTGCTCAAATAACAGTAGATATGCCATATGTAGTAACTAATAAAGCAGCAACAACATATACTTTATCTGGCAACAATATTACCCCATCTGTTACTTCTGGTGGTTCTACAACAAGTGGTCAGATTGGTGGTTTAAATGTTTCGAGTTTAACTGATGGTGTTCCAGCAATGATTTCAACAGAGACCTCAGTTACAAGTGCAGGGTCAGCTTTCTCAAAAACAGAAAGTTTATTTATGGGTGATGCAACTCCTTCAACCGTAACTCCAAGTGCTGGTATTGCGGCTTTACCGCATCTATCTGGACAGACAACAATAGGTAGCGGAGGTACAGCCGGAACACTTGCGCTTACAAGTTTATCTAGCGGAGTACACACTTGTTCAGCAGGCGGTAGCGGTACAAGCTGTATTGGTTCGACAAAAGTTACTATTACCATTGATTAAATATTGGCTGTTAGTTATAATATTTTTACCACTGAAAACCCTTGCGGTACCTGTGGTTCCACAATTTCGTTCAGGGTCTCAGACCACCTCAAGTTCAAGCCAAAGTGTTATAAATGAAACGATTACCTCATATCAATACAGAACTGGTTACTCATATGCAGCAAGTGGTCACAATATTAAAGCAGAAACTGGTTATGTTAATCCAACTGCAACAACAGAATCTACACAAACAGTTGGTGGGGTAAATTTTAGTTGGACAAGTCCAAACCTAGAGGCAGTTCCCAGATGGCAGATCGTTGTAGATGGTTCAGCATTTTCGCTACAAGAAACACTAATAACCCCCGGCCTAGACACGGTTACAAATATAACCAGAACAATAACAACTTCTTCAACTTCAGAAACTACAAGTACGTTTGGTCAATAGTTTTATTACTTTTACCAGTAAAGCCTTTATATGCCAATACAACGGTCAGTAGCCCTCAGAGTCAAAGCACAGGTGTCGTAAATAACAATGCAACTATGATAACGCCCTCAAGCCTTCCTCAGAACCGCTACAGCCAAGGAATAACTTGTACATCCCCTAGTCTTACAATAACGCCTTATTTAACCGATTCTTGGTCATTTAATAGACCAATAGAACAATACACTTATCAAGATATATATGACGAAGATACAGGTGCAATAAAATATACAACTAAAGTGCCAAGATTTGAAAAAGATAACTACAACCTAAATTATGGAATTTCTGCGCAATTTAATATTCCACTTGGTAGAGGTGGCGAGTTATGTCATAGAGCAGCAGAGATAAATATGGAAGCGCAAAAGTTATTAATTAAAAAAACCAAAATGGAAATCAGTTTATATCGTTTAGAGCAATGTGCCAAGCAAGCAAAACTTGGGGTAAGCTTTGTTGCTGGCAGCCCTAGTGCAGTGACCTGTCAAGATATTGTTATTACAGTACCCCCAAACCAAGTATTACCGCATAAACATAGCTTAAAATAATTATTTCTTTTTTTTCTTTGTAAACTTACCAATAATTTGCTTTACAAGAGGTTTTACAAGATTAATAAGAATCGGAGTGCTAGCGGCAACCACAGCAATAGCAGCAGCATTAGTAATAGCAGGGACATTTGGAATGTACTGCTCCGCAAAGTCCGTATCTTCATACAAAGTTATGCATTTTGTACCATCATCAGATAATTTATGCGATACAACACGTTCTAGTCTTTTATCGTTACGAAAATCCCCAATACGTTGGTCTTTTGTAGGGTCTGGACATTCAATAAAAAATACCTCCTCTTTTTCTACTGGTTTTTCTGTTACTGGTGGTTTTGTATCTGGTATTTCTGCTGGTGGCATACCCATTGGCGCATCTTCTGTTATCACTAAATTACTTGGCTCATAATTCATTGGGTTAAAACTAGGAAATGGCGCATCACAAGTTGTAAATACACCATTAGGATCATCAAGTAATAAATTTCTATTACCAGTGTTTTTTATATCTCTATGCTGGTATGTACAGCCGGGTACATTAATAGATAAAGGAGTTATTGGTATATTGGCTGTATTGTTAAAGTTTGGTATGTCTGGAATATAAACATCAGGTATTTTTATATCAGGTATTCCCATCATCTATATCCCCTATAGAAATAGACCAATCATCATCTCCAAACTTACCTTTTTCTACAATCTTAGGTTTTTTTATTTTTTTATCTAATTCTTTGTGATATTTTTTTATGTCATTATCAAGTTCTAAATTGAATCTTTGCATCCGTAACCAGCTTATTACTTTGTCAATATAATGTTTTAGTAGCTTTTTAATAAAACTAAAAATCATAAAGGAAAGGATGGTCCTGTCATTTTAGGCATCTGTAAAGGTATTTGTTCTTTCATCTTTTCTTGTAAACTTCCCATAACTTTATTTTTTAATTCTCTTTCAAACTCTGGGCTTTGCATATAGCGAACTGCAACGTAACCAAAAGCTGCCATTGACCCAGAAAGCAAAAGAGACAATAATGAAGCTACTTGGCAAATTTTATTAAACATATGTTTAGAGATGCATTTTTAAAGGCATTAATGCCTGTCACCATTATAACTTTCTGTGGAATCTGTGCATTAGCACCACTTTATGTTGGACTTTCTGTGCTATCTACCAAGGTACACCAGAAGTCTTAGTTGGTGTTTTAGATTCTGTTATCTGTGCAGCAATGCCTGTTTCAATAGCTGTAACTTCATCAGTACCGATTGCAGCTTTAGCCCATGCAATAGCATTGTCTTTAGTTACAGAAGCATAAGTAGTAAACGAACTAGCGTCAGCAGCAGCAAGACCTACAGAACCATATGCAGAGCCAGTGTGATCTCCATCCGTATCACTAGCAGTCCAATGAACAGTAGTAATAACATCAGATAAACTACCGACAGTTTTTGTTGCATCTAAGGCAGCAATATCCCAAGTAACAGCCATGATAATAAGTGTTTAGCTTTATTTTACTTTGATTCTACAGGTTGAACAACATCACTAAGTTTTTCTAATTGTTTTAATGCTCCTTGATCTTCCATTATTGGTTGCATTAGTTGATTTTTTTCTGCTGTCTTTTGTTGTATTTCTCTTTCAAGCATTTGTGCTTTTGCGATATTTAAATCAAGACGAGTTTTTGTCTCGTCATAAAGTTCCTGTGGTGTTGCCATAAAATTAATTTAAGTTATCCAATTATACTAGGCAGCTTCAAGGGTTTCAACTTTTGTTATTAAGTCTTGTACAGCAGCTACAAGTAAAGGTACAAGTTTACTATGATCTATTTTTTGATATACAGGCTTGTTATTAGAGTCAACCTCATCTTTTGTTCCTATTATAGCCTCTGGGACTGCTGTGACTTCATGTGCAAAGAATCCATCAACAGTAGTAGAAGAATCAACTTTCCAATTAAATCTGTATGGTTTTAATGTTTTTAATCTTGTTATTCCATCAGAAATAGCAGTTGGATTTTCTTTAAGTCTATAATCTGAACTTGTGTTAAATGATGTAGCCGAACTAGTAACTGATATACTCCCAACAAAACTAGAGTCCTTCATAAAACTCATAACACCACCATCATTTCCAGTTCTTTGAAAGTAAGAAGACGTACCATTGCTGTTACTAGCTCCAAGTTTATGACCTCCTTGGTTACTTGTGGCATTTATTATTACACCCCCATTACTGTCAATTCTCATACGTTCAGTTGGTGATGTTCCACTATCAGCAGTTGTATGAAATTCTAAACGTCCCGGCATATCATTACTGCCTGGAGTTCCATCAACTTCTGCCAATATTTGCGCTCCTACAGAAGCTATATCAGTACCGTCAGCACCACAAAAAACAATGCCACCTAAAGTATCTCCAGATACAACTGCAGTATTACTACCAACACTTGAACCTCTTGATTTTGCAAGCCTTAGACTTGCAAATCCTGTAGTATTTTGATTATTAACAATACCTATACAAGCATTTCCACTTGTATCTTCAATTACTAATTTTTGAGTACTTAATCCACCTAAATCTCTGGAACTTGTATGCCCAATCAAAATGTTTCCAGACGAATCTATACGCATACGTTCTGTAGTTGAACTTGCACCATCAGCAGTTGTTAAAAATGTCAACCTAGCTGGCATATCATTATTACCCGGAGTACCATCTACCATTGCATCAATTCTTGCTCCCTCAATCATTGCATCACCATCCGCACCTTGGAATGATAGTGTGCCTAAGTAATCATCATCCTGAACCACAGTATAATCACCAACTGACGACCCCCGAGATTTACCAATAACTAAAATGTGTTGGTTTTGTGCAGCTTGATTATGAATAAATTGTGTAAGTCTAGTGTTATTATCAGTTCCTTCAACTTGAAGGTTTCCAGTTAATGATGATCCATAATATTGATTACGATTAGTGCTTTTGCCTATAAGCAACCTTCCAGACGAATCTAATCTCATTTTTTCACTTTGACCACCTGTATCAAATCTTAGATACGAACTTGTATCTCCTACTCTCAAACCATGAATAGCCGCACCATAAGAAGTGCTAAATCCACTTGTTTTAGTTTGAAATTTTAACGCATTACCATCATTTGCATTTGAACTGTTTGAGGTCAAATATATATTTCCACCTACTTCAAACATTTCTAAAGGTGTTTCACGATTTAAACCAATTCGATTATTTCCAGCATCCAAATAAAACATATTTGCAGTACCAGAGCTTTCAATTCTAAAATCTACATCTGCACCATCTTCATTAAATACTGTTGCTGCTCCTAGCTCCATTCTTTCAACACCCGCAGTTGCCACGTTAAAAGTATCAGCCGCAGAACTAAAAATACCTGTGTTTAAATCATCCCTAAAAGCTAGTGCTGGTGTACTTGCAGAGCCATCTTCAAGAGTTAACGTACCGTCTAATTGGAATAGCTCTATCCATCCATCATTTGCAGAATTTCTCAGCTTCATTACTGCCGCATTAGAATCAGCCCACCATTGATAGGCATATTTAACAGAAGGCTCTGAATTACCGCTACTATTTCCAGCTAAAGCTTGCAAAGCATCTTGAATGTCAGTTCTTACGGCAAGTCCTGTTCCATTATCTATAACAAAGTCATTTTGATTAGTCATTGCATCACTTTTTTATATAATTATAGGATAGCTTATTAACATAATTTAAACACCTTTACCAAATCCAACAGCAGTATATTTAAAACTTAGATCCTTAAAAGCATTACTTGAATCCCTTGTTTCAATTACAAACTGTGTACCTGTAACAGATGTAATTTTAAAATAATCACCAGAAACAGCACCTTCAAGAGTAATTCCTATTGTTGGCAAAAATGCAGTAGTTGAAGAATTTATTGCAGAAGTACCTGTGAAAAAAGAATTGCCAAATGTAACTGTTTTGGCTGAATTGTTAGTGGCACAAGCACTTGCTATAGCAGTATTAACAGTTTCAGTTCTTCTTTTCATACTTGCTGTATAACCTAATTCATCAATTTCTATATTTTCATCAGGATCATTTGAAAATAATTCTGCCCTAAATCTAAATCCTCTGGCATTAAATTCACCATTAGCAAAGGTATTAAAAGGACTAAAAGCACTTGAAATATTGCAGTCTCCGCTAGTAGTTACATTATTGCCAGAATTATCTTTAACTTTTATAAATTCAACAGTACCAGATGTAACTGAATTATTGGATGAAGTTGTTATTTTTACAATACCTAAAGATAAAAGCGATCCAACTGTATAGTCTCCACTTGTAAGGTTACCAGTTAAAACTCTTAAATTTACTGTGTCATTTGCAACAAGACCTCCATGATCTCCTGTAGTGAAAAATTGAATTTCTCCTGTAGAAGCATCTACAACTTCATATTCGGCCAAAACACGCGCAGCTTCCGCAACAAAAACATTGTCATTTGTTACAGATGAAACTTTCAAAAAACCATCAGAAGCAGTTCCGCTTGTAAAGTCAACTAAAACTTGATCATTAACAACAACACCATGAGATGATTTCGTAATTGTAATTAAATCTTGTGATTGGCTGTAAGTACTTGCTAATGATGAAGTGGGTACACCCTGACAAGTCGCAACCTGTAATTTTGCCCCAACATCTTCGGCTAGTGTGCCATCCCAATCTGGCATGGCATCTACAAGTGTTACTCTTGAATCCCATAAGTCAGAAACAACAATAGCTGCTGTTTTGAAATGTCTAATCAGAGATAAATTAAAAACTGCACTTAAATCTAAATCATCAACAAAAGTATAAAAACCCTGTGAAACAATACCAGCTCCTAAAAAATCAAAATTAGCTAAAGTATCCACATCAGTTACATTATCAAAAAACGCTGTACCATCTAAAACTAAACCATTAAATTCATCACTAAAAACAGTTCTAACTTTAGTGCCGTTAAATTTTGGATTTGTTTGATCTTCTCTTTTTGTTGTAATTATTTGGTTCGGTTGGGGGTCAGGTTTTGTGACAATAATTTTTGCTGCATTTGCTGATCTGCGTGAGCCATCGTCAATGAATTTAATTGAATATGTCCCCGATAATGCTGGGACTAATGTTTCACTAATATTTCCAGAAAGTTGTGGGATTATTTCAGTCGAGTTTGCAAAACTTGCTGTAGTTGATGTATCACTGGTATGCCTAACAGATACAGTGCCACCATGTGTTACGTCAACTGAGGTAGAGGGGTTGAAACGTAGTCGTATAAAGTTATCTGAAACAGGTTCAGATGTTAAACCTGTAGGATCTTCTGGTAGTTCTGTTTTACCAACAGCTTGAAAAGAATCAATACTAGAAGTTGAAGAACTTAAAATACCTAAAGCATTATATGATTTTATTTTAAAAGTATAGGTTCCTAATCTTGATTCAAATAATTCAAAACTTGGCCTTGCAACTCTTTGTCTTTCAGGATTATCGTTTTCAAACTGAAACTCAACAAGATATTCTTTTACACCTAAAACAGGTTCCCATGTTACAAATATTTTAGATACTGCCCTATTATTAAGAACAACTATTTGTTCAACAGCAGCAGGGTTGCTTGGAGAGGGTTTTTCATCTAATAAAGTTATTATATTTCTAGGATCAGCAGCAACGGTTGGATCTTCAACTTGGGTGTATTTGTTTGTATCGTGTATAGTTGCTGTAATTTGATATTCACAATAGTTACTTTCATTAATAGATAAAACACGATAAGTTTGAAATTCTACAGCGGTATTTTCAATAGCCCAAATGCTATTGGCTTGTGGAACTGTAGAAAATGCTGAAGAAACTGTAATTGTTTTTCCAGAAATCGCAGAAATACTCCTAGATTCCATTGTTCCGTCTTGAAGAATTACAGAAAGTGTTGCTGAATTTTCTGTTGTTAAATCTGTATTATTCTCATCATCAACAATTATTTGAGTAGTTGAACTGCCTGTGTTAATTCTTCCACCTCTACGAATACCAGCCCTCATAGAATCTGCTATCCCAATAATGGCTGAAGGTCTTATAACTACACCAGCTTCAATAGTTGTGGTAAAGCTAACAACTTCACATTCTCTTAAATTTGAATATAAAAACCATCTTCCTAAACGATTTGCTTGACCTCTTGAAGTACAAGCAAAAGTTTTAAGAGTCTTTCTAGTTCTTCCAAATTTAGAAACAGCATCAGATAAAGTTGTAATTTGATCTGTAGTTATTAATTCATAATTAATTTGTTGAGTATCATTATCAAAATAAGAGACCTCAACTTCTGTAAACTTTGTTCTTTGTCCAGTTCCTTGATAAGTAAAACCATTTGCAGTTACATTTGCATTAGTAAAAATATATACAGGATCACTTGTATTAGTAGCTGTGTTTGTTGGTCTATCTTGAGCAATTTGCAAAGTTCCAACACCATAAAAAGGCATAGCGTTCATTACCGAGCAAAGATCGTTAATTAATGTATAAGCATCCATTCTCTGATTTAATATTACATTGCATGAAAAACGTGGCTCAGTTGTTTCTGTTATTGGATCTGTAATTAATTCACTGGCATAAGCACTTGCAGAATAAAAAGAAAAAACGTCAAGAGAATCTTCATCAATTAGCCCATCAGTACCTCCAAAGCCTTTATCAGTTGTCAAAATGTCATATAAAATCCAAGATGGATCTGAACACCATTCTTTATCTGTTTTGAAAGTACCGTTGAAGGTATAACTATCTGGATAAATCACCCTGCCATTGTCTGAGTCAATTGTTGTTCCATGCGGTACTTTGATCTTGGTTCCTTTTACCCTGTATTTTCGGGTTGGGAATGATTGAAATTCTTGAGCATTAAATCTTAAAGCAACATAAGCAAACCCTTGATATGCTCTATTGTCTGTAAGAACTTCTGTAAAGGATAAAAAATTAGTTGCATTTTGCAATTTACTTTCAGTACTGTCATCTGTAACTCTTTCAACAGTTATTGTTAATGGAAAATTTGAATCAGCAAAAGTACTTCCACTTGCATTAAATGTAATTTCATATTCTTTTACATAAGGACTTGTTGCTTTTCCACTTATCTTGTCACCTGTTATAGGTGTAAAAACTGTACCTGTCGCACCTGTTAATTTTATATTTAATTCAACTTCAGTTCCTTTTATATCTCCATTATCTTCAAATTTTTGCAACGCTGGAAACTGTATAGCAATTCTTAGAGTATTAAAAGGTGTTGAACTTGTAGTTCTTGAGACTGAAGAAGATTTTGTTACCGCAACACCTACAGGAACAGTATTTAATGTTTCTGGAATTTGTGGAATGGCTGTCTGATCTGAAGCACCATTCTTAAAAAATACAGCTACATTTTGAAAATTATCATCACCATTGGGGTTCATTAATGGAGTTTGATTAAGAAAAATATTTTTTCTGAAAGTATCAGTTCCAGTTCCACCAACATCTAAAATTGAATCAATTTCTCCGTAACCTAATAAATCAATAACAGTTGCAAATTGTTTACTACGCAACCCTCCTTCGATCATATCTGGATCAACTATTTGACTTAAAATTTCACCTCCAACTAAAAATGACATTTAAAGCTCCTTTACAATTTGTGCTGTGTCAATTCCAGAACTGATAATAATAGATCCAGTAAAAACTAAACCATACATAATCGGAATTGGGACACCAGCAGTACTTATATTTTGAATCCCATTAAAATTATAAGACCCCCTTATATTTGGGTCAGTATCACCTACTGAAGAAGAAGAAGCTGCTGGTTTAGACGGAGACAATAAAGAAGAAACTCCACTCATTAATAAATTAGTTCCCATAGTTGTTAATAAACCACCAAGACCTCCTGTAGCAAGAGTTAATCCAACTGTAAGAATATTATTGGAAACCCAGTTCACAGCACTGCTAACAGTATCAGCTACAAAGTTAAAAGCATCTTTGACCCAATTCCATGGCCATGCTCCAATCGCAACAGGAATAATTTGAATATCTCCCTGACCTGACATATTTAAAAGATTATCAGCAACAGAATTGCTACCCATTTTTACCCTATAAATTTGTTTATTCATATGTTTTTCTATACCAGCAAAATTTGCTTTTAAAAAACTCATTGCTTGCATAGGTGTTTTTACAGCAGCTTGAAAAACACTTTGCCCTAAAAATTCTTTTAGTTTTCCATATACTTTTATTGTTTTAAGTTTTGATGAATCAATCAATTCAATATTTTTTTTTAACTTTGGTTGTTGCCAAGAATCAGGCTTGTAATCATTCCATGTTTTTTCTTTAATACTATAAATATAATATGGGTAGCCTATATGCTCACATGAAATTTCATCTGTTTTTGATAATTTAGAAGTTCCTTCTGGATGACTATGAAAAACACCAAGTATTTCACCGCCTTGATCTTCGCAAGCCGCCCAATCTTCTGGATCTAAGGCAAAAAAGTTTTCTTGATCATCAGCAATATTTTTACAAGGCCAAAATTTTTCTTGGCCATTGATAAGTGTATAAATACCACAAGACTCTTTGGGAGCTTGGGCTTTTGCATAAATTTCAGCTTCTAATTTCCAATCCATGTTAAGCATTTTGTAATGTACCAACCAAAGGAAAATCGGCTCTTGTAACAAGTTTTTTTGGCGCACCGACACCAATTAAGTCAAAAGTACTTACTAACTCAAATTGTACAATATCTCTACTCTCTGTCACTTTTCTTTCAATAAAATATATTTCTTGTGGTAATTCTGCTGAAGGGTCAGGAGTTCCATAAGGATTAACAGAACTTGGAAAGTTAACAGCATCTAAGAATCTACCCATTGTACGCCTACGAGTAATTTTTGCACCTTGTAGATCACAAAATGCAGTTGTTTGGTTTACTAATTGCATTAATGCAGTTATTACTCCCAACAAATTAGAAAAAGTTAATGTTGGTCTAGGGAGTTTTCCTTTTCCCGAATATAAATAACCATCCGAAGAAACTGGCATTTTTGAATAAGTATTAGCTTGCCATATTAAGTCATTTTTATCTTTTAGATTATTACCAGCATGAAATAAATAAACAGTAGGATTCGCTATGGTTGCATTTACATTAAAAGATACGTTACCGCTAGTGGACTGTGAGGTTGTACCTGTGACTGTAAAAGTGTTTGTTGCAACTGTTTGAATGGTATAAATCCCATCAATTCCATTACCTGAAGTAAAATCAAGAGTTAATATAAGACCAGCAGAAAATCCATGTGAGTTTAGTGTAATTGTAATTGTGTTTGTTGATTGTGAATAAGTTGCGGTTTTTGCGGTTTTTGTATAATGAACATCAGCTTTTAATTCAAGAGAATATAATTCAATAATTGATTTATTTATTCTTTGTTGTAACTCAGGAACAGGATTAGCCATTTATGGTTCAAATACCTCTCGAAATAAACAACTTATGATAGCTCTATTATTGTAAGGAATACTTTTTGTCCAAGAATCACAAACATATGTTCCAGCACCAGAAAGAGTTATTGATACATTGCCACTATTGGTTGCACTTGCGGCAGCCGTTACTGTAAAGACATCATCAGTCGTAACAGATGCAACAACAAAATCACCATCTGTTGCAGAACCAGAAGTGTAGTCAATAGTCAAAACATCACCAATGGCAACCCCATGCTGTGTGATCGTGATTGTCACAACTGTAGTGCTTTGGCTGTAAGTACCTGTTTTTGTGAACCCTTCTGCTGGTGGGGTAAAAGTAAAGCTTGCCTGATCTGCAACCCTACTTCTTAAAAAGCCCTCAATAACATCTGATTCAGTCTCAGACACGTTAAAAGTAAGAGCATATTCTTTTGGGTCTTGATGATTAGGAAGGCCAAATAAAACTCTGTTTTCATAGCCGTCACCCATTTGTGTAACTTTGATTCTAGGTTTGCTTGTTTTTCTCATCCCATAAGTGGGAGTGATAGAGGGAAAAGTTGCCATTATGAATTAAGTAAACCTCCTGATCTTTGTTCTTGAGCGATAGTTGTTTGAACAACAGAAGCAATAAGTTGCCCTAATTGTTGGTTGCCTAGTTGACCTTCCGTTGATTGATTTCCTGATGCGTCTACATTAACAGTAATGTTGTTTACAGTGCCACCTCCCATCTTGTTATTTGGAATAATAGTACCAGCAGAACGAGGAACAAAAAGCTCTGGGCCTTTCTCGCCCACAATTGAAGCTCTGCCTACAGGTGGTCTGCCACCATTTGCAAAACCAAGAAACGGACTTACGTTACTTTTTGGACCAGAAAAAGGATTTGGGCCACCTAAAAAACTTGAAGCTTTATTACCAACAAGACCGCCTCCACCACCAAATATTCCACTTAAAGCATTACCAAAGAAATTACCAATACCAGAAACTGCACGTTGCATTGCAACTTCAACAAGTTTTCTTTTTAAGTTATTTAATACACCGATAGCAGCTTGAGCTAATGTTTGTGTTCCCATCACCGCATTAGTAAGACCAGAAACAATACCATCTTCAATTCCTTGACCTATCTCCATAAATTTTTCTTTTAATCCATCACTTGCTGTAATTGCATCTTCAATACTTAAAACTGATTTATCCAAAGTACCGTTAAAAATATTTGCTGCATTATTGGTTTCAATAATTTTTTGTGTTTTCTCTGTAAGTTTAATATTTCCTTCTTCAGTAATAACATTTTCTTCTTTTAAAATATTTAATCTTTCTTGTAATAATTTTTTTTGTTCTTTTGCTTCATTTAATTTTCTTTTATTTGCTTTTTTATCTCTTCCTGATGAATTGTCAAATGCTTTCTGTAAATCAGAAACCGCTGTTGCTTGTTTTTTTAATGCTTCTGTAACCTCATCTTCAGCACCTTTATTAACTAAATCATTAAATTTTTTCTTTTCTTCATTTGTTTTTATTAATGCCGTTGTTAATAATCCAGCACCAGTTGCTATTGCAACAAAAGGAATAGCATTTAAAGCTATTGCTAAAACACCAGCAGCACCACCAGCAGCAATTAAAACAGCTTTTAATGCAACAAAAGCAACAGTTGCTCCTTTAACAGCAAAAGCTATTCCAGTAAATATTGCAGCCGTTTTTCCTAATGGAGATTTTATCAAATCTTCAGAAGCTTTTATAAGACTTGTAAGACCTTTAACACCTGCGATCAAAGCTGGTTCAAGTGCTTGGCCTAAAGTTTCACTAAAATCACGAAAAGTTTCGCCTAAGGAATCAAGATCGCCAGCTAATCCTTCTGCAGCAGCTTGTGACAGTTTATTATAACTTTCTTCAACAATACCTAAAATCATGGCATGAGCCTCCGCTGTTTTATTTGTTTTCATCAACTCTTTTATTACATCTGTTTGTGTTTTAGTAAAAGCAATACCTGATCTATTTAAATTTGATAAATTTCTTTCTGGGTCTTGCAATGCTTTTGCTAATTGCATAAATGATGTAGTGACATCTACTTGGTTAACTTGTGCAATATCTGCAGCAGCTTGGGCTACACGAGAATATGAATCAACTCCTATGTTTCTAAAACTTGTTAATAAGTTAAAACCTCTTGTAAATTCTTCTTGATTAAATAAAGTTTGATTGCCTAATCTATTTGCTGCTTCTTGTAATTCGTTTAAAGCTATAGTACCAGCACCTAAATTTTCTAAACCTTGTCTTAAAATTGCAATATCTCTTTCTCTGGCTGTAAAAGTTCCTATTGCATTACTTACAGTTGCAACAGCAGCACCTAAAGTAATTAACGGTCCAAGTGAAGCAGCTAATGAAGCACCTAATCCTTTTGCTGCGGTTGAGGCTGCAGTTAAAGAAGTTGTTGCTCCTTTTGCTGATGTTGATAATTTCTTAGTAGCTGCAGAAGTTTTATTTAAAGAGGATATTGCATTTCTTGCTTCAACTCTTAAGGTAACTATACTTTCGGCCACTTAAGTTAAACAAAAATCTATTAATTATATACTACCTGTTTTTCGCTCTTTCATGCATTCTTTTTTCATTTTCATGTTTATTTTCGTAATAAGCAGCCCAATATATTAATTCCTCTTCAGTAATACCTTGTCTTAATTCTGTTAATGTTTTACCTAATTCAGTTGCGAGAAACAACTCAAAGTTAAGCCAGCTATTTCTCTTTAACCGTTTTTTGCTGTATCAACATCTAACTGAATTTCAAATAAAAATAATTCAATATCATTCAAAACTTTCTCTGGTAACATTCTTTGTAAATTAGGTGCATCTGCTGAAGAAAACATTTTTGACCCATCTTCTTTTTCTGCAAGTTGGCAAAGTAACTGTGTAGAAACCATTAAAGCATCATCAGTACCAACAGATGTTTGTGCTTTCTGTCTGTCATATCTAGTTAATGGTGGAAAATAAATATCTATTTTTTGACCAGATGGTGTGTCTAGTTCGTACTTACGTCTTGCAGACATAACATCACTAAAAGCATCAGTGATAATGTCTACTGTTCTCTTTGTTGTCATTAAAAAATTTTCTTATTATCCTAACGTATCAGATAGCTGAAGTTATCGCACCGTTTGTCACAAATGAGATATTTATTATTTGTATCTCACCTAAAGTTGCGCCATATTCAGCAGAAGTAACAATACCTGCAAAGCCAATTTTTTTAGATGCTGTTCCACTATCAGGAAATAATTCAAACAATGCATCGCCAGCATCGCCAGTAACTAAAACATCATCAATAAACGCTTGATAATCAGAGTTACCTGAAGGATCATAAATAAGTTCTGCGGAACCTTCTCCTGAAATTAAACCACCGACAAAACTTTTTGAGGTATTACCAAGAACTGTTGTTTCTTGTGTGTCTTTTGTAATAGATAAAGACCAACTTCTTAAGCCTGAAATGTCAGCTTCAGTACCGCCGGCATTTTCAAACATAATTTTTCCAACGTCACCCTTAACAGCAGCCATAACAAAAAAAAGAAATATTTATAAATATATTAACTCTTTTCAGTCTTTTTTACATCTATTTTACAATTTTGTTGACTCTCCATATATTTTCTACACTCAGGGTCCCAATAAGCAGCCTCCCTTCTTCCTTTAACAGCTTCAATAGCGTCAAGCATTTCTTCTGTGATTACAAGTTTTGGCATGATTAAAGATCCTCGTATATTTCAAATGTAATTCTAATTTGTGTTTGAAACTTACCTTCTGGACTTGATGTTAAAACCTCGGGTCCAATAGGTGAATCAAAAATAACATTTGAAACTGTAATATTATTGTAAAGGTCACGCAGTCTTTTGCCAATTACATAATTTGTTCCTGCTCCAATACCTTCATCTGTAAAAATATTTAAAAGAACTAAACCAACAACACTATTAGTAGAGTTAGCAGATCCGCCTAAAGTTAAATAACCACCAGTACCAAAACTTGTTAAACATTGCACAAAAGTGTCTTGAGTAGTTGAGTCAAATGGTTGATTGTTAAATACAACAGAGATTGCAGGGCTACTTGCAAGTTCGGTTGCAAGTCTTGCTTCTATTGTTTGTCTGACTGTATTTAAATCTGTTGCAGCCACTACATACTCCTAATAATTTTCTTTAATTGATTTGGAATATATTGAGTAGTAAGTTGTTTTGCCTGTAATTCTGGAAAGCCTTTTATTGTTTGTTGTCTTGTTCTATATCTACCTTGCCAACTAGGCGGTAATGAAGTTCCGTAAATTACTGGTTCAGCATATTCCATTCTGTTAATAATAGTGCCTTTATACTTTTGTATATTTGTTTTCCAATCATTTCTTAAATTACCAGTTTCTCCTACAGGTGTTGCATTTTTAGAAAGTTCTGTCCACCTTAGTGTTGTTCTTTGCACTAACTCTTGTACTGCTTCTGCCATTAAATCATCTATTTGATCTAATCTTATTTGTCTTGCCATTATGCCCTCAAGAATAATTCAAAGGTTATTGGTATATTATTTTGTTGATTTGTTAC